GTGGCTCTGAGGACTATGTTTAGTCCCTTTTTTTACTTAAAAGTTGGCCTCTGAGACCAATAAATTTCACAGCTACCATAAAAACAAGCCTAATGTCTCAGAAGTCACCTTTTATTTCCTTTTTCCGCAACGGATATTGAATCCGTTTTGACACACTTTGGCTTAAACACTGGTACTCCAGAGGATCGACATATTTTTTGGGACTCCTTCCTGGAAAAAGCAGCCTACCTGGTCAAATCACTTTGCTGACTTCAAAAAAGAGTTAAAGAGTTTTTGCTTGTTGTTGTTGTTGTGATCCAGTTAAAGAGAGTCCAAAATTTCCCAAGGAGCCACTCATGCCCAAAATCACACTTGAAGAGGATTTCTTTGACAATGGTTACTTCCACGTAACCCCAGAGTTAGAAATCGGTATCTCCAGATTCGGCAAAAACAAAAACAAACTCCATACCATAAGACTATCCTGGTTAATCTGGAACCTATGGTTTGAGTTTACCAAAACATAATCATCACGAGGTAACACAATGGCCTTAGAAACAGGCACCTACATTGATAGCTTAAATGCTTCCAACCCAGCAGCCACCGATGCACTCTCACAAGCTGACGACCACTTACGTCTAATCAAGTCCACAGTAAAAGCCACGTTCCCTAATGTATCTGGTGCAATCACATCGACTCATACAGAGTTAAATCTGTTGGATGGTGTAACGTCTACTACAGCCGAACTCAATATCCTGGACGGTGTTACGTCTACTGCTGCTGAACTCAACATACTCGATGGAGTCACCAGTACAGCTTCGGAACTCAATTTGTTGGATGGCAGTACAGCAGGTACAGTAGTTGCCTCAAAAGCCATAGTAGCTGATGGTAACAAAGATATTAGTGGTGGTCGTAACATTACGATTACTGGTGAGATAGATGCAGCCACTTTAGACATCTCAGGTAATGGCGATGTGGATGGCACATTAGATGTGGGTGTCTTGGATTTAGGCAACTGGACCATTGACCAGGTAGGTACTGACCTAAGATTCCTCTATGATGGCACTGCGAAATTTAAGTTAACATCAGCAGGTGTAATGACAACTGTTGGTGACATTACAGCATCAGGTAGCATCTAACGATGGCCCTACAAACACTTCCGGTCCGAGGACTCGGTGACATTGGTGTTATAACGGACATTGATCCTAGTGCTTTACCAACGAATGCATACAGTCGTGCTAAGAATGTTAGATTCGATGAAGGGAGTATCACTCGATCTCCTATCTTTAGAACCGTATTAGGTTCACTCAATTTAAACCCAAGATTACTGCATGGTGTAGAACCAGTGTCAGGCCATAGCACCGTTATAGTGGCTAGTGATACTTACGTCATCAATGAGTATTCTTCAGGTTCCCTTACAGATCGATCTGGTTCCATAAGTGCCACGAGTGCCAGTGACCTACCTTTTACGTCTACTACTTTGGCAGACATTATTTATATCAATAGAGAAGACAAAGTGCCTTCCTATAGAGCCAATGGTGGTACTAACTTTGCAGCATTGACTAATTGGGATTCCAATTGGAGAGCAAAATCTCTCAGGTCATACGGTGACTTTTTGTTAGGCATAAATATGACAGAAAGTTCTACCAACTATTCTTCCAGGGTTAGATGGAGTGACATTACGACTGCAAATGCCATACCAGGATCCTGGGATGCTACTGATACAACCAAGAGTGCCGGGTTTAATGATCTCATTCAAATTAAGACACCATTAATCGATGGTGCAGTATTAGGTACTGTCTTTATTCTTTATTCTAAGACTGATGTTTACCTAATGGAATTTGTAGGTGGTGCATTAATATTTAACTTCCGTAAAGTTTTTAGTGACATCGGTATTATCAATCAGAATTGTGTTGTCGAAATAGACAGTAAACATTATGTATTTGGTAATGATGATATCTATGTTCACGATGGCACCTCCAGAGAATCAATATGTGATCAAAGAACAAAAGATTACATCTTTGGTGGCCTGGATAACTCAAAGATAGACCGTTGTTTTGTGCATTGGTCTGCAGACTTAGAAGAAGTGTACTTTTGTTACCCTAGTGGTGACGATATGGTGGCATTCAGTAACAGTGATCGCTGCAATAGAGCAGCAGTGTTTAACTACAAGAATAACACCTGGTCCTTCTTGGATTTACCTAATGTTACTTGTGGCACGATTGCCAATGTTAACTCAAGTGGTACTTATGCCAATACGTCTACTGCATACAATGTTATTGGTGGTTCGTATTTCTCACAACAAGCCAACTTCGATAGACACACATTGTTTGCTGGTGAGAACAACAGTAGCGATGGCATTACCTCAGATAAAATCTATGGATTAGATTCTGCTGACCAGGGTTCTCTATCGTTTGCTATAGATACTGAAGCAACTAAAGCACCATTTGCAGAGAGAACCGGGATAGACATGGATGAACTTGTGCCAGTAAGTGGTTACAAGATTATCAGTAAGATATATCCTCAAGTGACTACACCGAACCAGGATAAAAACTTTGTGTTTAACTTCGGTGCAGCCGATTTGATTGCCAATTCGCCTAACTATGAAAGTAACGTAACTTTCAATGCTTCTACAGATCACAAAATGGACTCCAGGGCAGCCGGTAGATATTTGTCTTACAAATTGACTACCTCAGACAACAAAGATTTTGCTTTTACAGGGTTTGATTTAGATTTAATGACTACAGGAAGAAGATGATATGGCTATATCTGAAAAAACTGACCTGGTTACACCTAAATATACCCGGAGACAATTTCCACAGTTAGAAGAAAGTCTCAAATCATTCTTAGAAGGTGAGTTCCAACGGTTAGAAAACATATTAACTGCTATGGCCGATGCTCATATTGAAGCTACGGACCAGGAACCAAGTAATCCCAGGAGAGGCATGGTTAGATTTAATGTCTTACCCTGGAATCCACTCAGTAATAACAGTCAAGGACTTGTAGTTTATAACGGAACTGCATGGGTAGCAGTATGATTTTATATACAGAAGAGCAATTGAAACACGCATACGACAGCTATCGTAAAGAGCACATGAAATTAGGTATACCTATGGCTACTCAAAGCCAGTTTAGAGTCATTTACCAGAATTTATTGGATATGATCTTTTCAGAAACTTTTGAAGCTAGGTTTCCAATTCAATTTGTTGATGACTCTATATCTCCTGACCAATGGACTAAACCAAATAACTTCATTGATGATCAAAGAAAAATTACAGACTTAAATTCTGACGGACAACCTGAAGATCAACCAATAGGAACTGATTAGAATGCATTACGGTAAGAAGAAAAGAAGTAAATCCAAGAAAAAGAAAAAGTAAGAAGAGCGAACCTTAATCACTAAACAATCACAATAGTAGGAGTAATACTATGGTATGGCCAGTAGTAGCTGCACTTGGTTCAGCAGTAGTAGGCGGTATAACTGCCAGGAATGCAGCCAAAAAACAGGCAGCAGCACAAAAGTATGCAGCCGATACAGCAGCCGAATCATTTCGTTTTTCTAAACCTTATATACAAAGATCATACGACCAGGCAGAAGATGCATTAGCGTATGCAAATCAACAAGGTGTCTACCCAGGACAAACTGTTGCACCGTTAGATCCATACCAAATACTTGGTGCTAACTACCTGGGCCAATCCGGGTTAGCCGGGAGACAAGGTGCATTAGATATTATGGGTGCCAGTCAACCTTATGCTCAAAACTTTGCTGACATTTATGGTAGGAGTATGTCTGGTAATCCAATTATGGATGCCCAAAACTTTGCTGCTAGTAACTCACAACCACTTATTGATCGTGCTATGAGAGACAGTGCCAGAAGACTGACCGAAAGTACCTTACCTGGTATTAATATGGCTGCCAGTGCTACTGATAATACAAATAGTTCAAGAGCCGGTATTACCGATGCACTTGCTAGACGTGATTATGATGATCGATTAGTCGATACAACTGCATTAATTGAAGATCAACTTAGAAACCAATATTTAACTCAGAACCAACAAGCAATGGATACAGCATTGGCTGCCAATAGAGGACTTGGTGCCAGTTACGCTACTGGTATTGATGCCATTGGTAACATGGGCCGACTTATTGGCACTCCAGGTGACTTGTATCGCGGTTATGATCAAGCATTACTCGATGACTCAGCTAGAAGATATGCTGAAGATCGTGATATGCGCCTGAATAATCAGATTGCCTTCCAAAAAGGTATATTGGGCCAGGCAGATTACAGATCACCTTCAATAACACCACCAACAGTATCAACTGGTGCAGCTACATTGGGTGGTGCTATGCAAGGCTTTGGTGCATTTGCTGATATGTATGGTAAATACGGAGATTTATTTGGTAGTGCACAAAGAAAACCACAATATTCTGACGTAGAACTCTATATGTCTAATGCGGGGTACAGCTAATGGGATTACCTTTACTTTTTGGATTGGGCGGTGCGTATACTGCCGGTCAGTATGGACTCTTTGATAAAGCAGCAGATTTTTACAAGAATCAATTAGTACCAAGTATTGATGAACAATTACAGCAATCAGGTGGGGTTATACCTGGTGGTCCAACTTTTGCTCCCACACTTACAAATCCAAACGCTGTTCCTGAGTCGGTAAGATTTACTGGCAATAGAAATGATCCGATTACTATGGTTAATGCCGATGGAACTGTTGGTACTATTCCAGCGACTGGACCAATTACTTCAAACCCAGGTTCAATAACAGGTACCAATGGTATCTCAGCAGCAGATTTAATTGCATTAGCTAAGAATGCACAAACAAATCCAATACTTCCAAATTCTAATCGTACCGAGGAAATAAAAACAGGACTAAAAAACAAAATAGAAGATGCAAGGAGAAGAGGGCAAGAAGCCATAGCAATGGGTGATATTGGTTTATATGAACAGACGCAAAAACAAATTGTAGCCCTTGAAGATGCCCTTGCAAAAGCACCTGGAGACATAGCTTCAATGGAGATGCCTACGCATACAATGCCTGATGGTACAGTCCATCCTGGTGCTACTCATGCAGACTATATGTTGATGCAAAATGATGCCGGAATGACTCGTGGATTAAAAGGTTATAACCAGATTGATCCCATTATGAAACAAGATGCTGATACCGATAGAAAACGTGATAGAACGTCTTTCGGTGAAATGCTTATGGATCGATTAAACCAAGCAGGTTCTGGTACAGAAAAACTAATGAATAGAATGAACCAAGCAGAACCCGGAATGCTAACACCAGCAGAAAAGATGATTAGAACTGGTAGTGCTATTGTTGGTGCAGCCGATCAAGGTGGTTTAGCTGCCATGCAAGCTGCTGGAAATACTTATGGTGCTATTCAAGATTACGAAAGATTACAAGAGCAACAACAAATAGATAACTACATAAACTCTTTGACAAGTTCTGGTCAGCTTACTGGTCAACAGCAGATTGATTTACAAAGAGAAGTTACTGCAATGGAAACACAACTAGGTATTATGGACAATTCACTTGCTGCCCTTCGTAGTGATAGCGATTTAACAGGTCCATTTTCAGGTAACATCTTAAGATTTTGGGATAGAGCAAGCAACAGTGACAAATCTGCATTTAGAGAAAAGATACGACTAGGTTTAGAAAAACTTAGAGTAGACGGAATACTTGAAAATACTAAAAATACTAAAGGTGCTATCTCAGATAAAGAAATGGCTTTATTTATGGCACCAACACCAAGTCTTTCTGCTCAAGAAGGTGTTTGGATAGCNTGGATNGAANAAAGACAAANAGTATTAAGAGATGTTATCTATAGAATGCAAAACAACATCAGAATTGATCCAGCTTCAGAAGTAGGTAATCCAATAGTTATATCTAGCGGTGCTACTTCAGCACCTACAACCAATACTGCACCTCAATACAGTCAAGAAGACATGGACACACTTAATAAATACGGATTAGGACAATAATATATGGCCCAAATCGCTCTTGAAGATATACAACGAGCCGTAATAAAAGCACATAATAGCGGTGACATTGATGGAGCAAAACGATTAGCTGATATTTACAAAAGACAATCAGCACAAATGGGTCCAGGACCCACAGAAGTCCAACCACAACAACAAGAAGTTGTACCAGAAGGTAGTGGTCCATTCGAGAACTTCACTGGTGCATTACAATATGGTGCTGACACTGCATTAGAAAGACTTGGAACTACTGCAACTATGTTAGGTGCAGAAGATACAGGACAAGCACTGCAAGGCGCAATGCAATCACCAGAAAACTATGTCAGTGCAGCACAGCAATTTACCCAAGGTGATCCAGATGGGAGTTTTGCCTGGAGATATTTACCTAAAGCTGCTGTTGAAGTAGTACCACAATTTGCCGGTGCATTAGCAAGTCGTGCAGTAGGTGCGACAGCAGGTGGTTTGGTAGCTGGACCAGGTGGTGCTGTTGTAGGTGGTTTAGCTGGACCAGCAATATTTGAAGCTATGCAATTACTTGGTCCAGTAGCTAAAGAACGTGCCATGAACCAAGGCCGACAAGAGCCAAACATGGACGATTGGAAATGGTCTATGG